TTCTCCATCCGTATAATCGTCTCGTCTTCTTCGACCTAATTGTTCCGAACCAAACTTTTGTACTTCTGTTTGATACTTTTGTTCGTATAATTGTAGCATATCCTGTGGACCTTTTAAATAACTAAAGGCTTCTACCAAGCATGCATATAAAAGTCCATTGCCAAAGTTAAGACTTAAATAAGTTGTCGTATTTGCTGAACTCAATCCTAAAGGTCTTGCATTATAGTGTAATTTATACATAAAACCTGAACTCGGTGTTGGAACAATTGTCATTCGCCCTGAAGAAGTTGCTCCAGCTCCTGTTGCTCCTCCTGACATTGCATAATATTTTGGTGTTCCAGTTGTGGTTTCAGCTGCATCATATTCTCTCAAATAGCTAATATCTTTCTTAATTAACCAGCCATTCGCTCCTGTTGCCGCAGTTGTTGAAGTATAAACTTGAATGCCTCTTACAAATAAGGTTCCCGCTGGAACATACACATTATCTTTCGAAGCAACTAAATTGCCAATCATTTCTTTTCGATCGGCATCAATAGGAACTTCTCTTTGAATTCTAAGTTCAGAGTTGTCAATAAATTGATCAGTAATGGTACTAGACAATACTGATGTTCCTACTTCCGTATAATTCTGAATTGCCGTTGTAAGTGTTGAGTATGTAAATCCTGCCATATTATGCTGTTATAGTTGCTGGACCAGCCGAGCAACTATTGCCCCCTCCTGAGACTCCTCCACTTGTAGCAGTGTTTGTATTCACAGTAAAGTGGTAGTAGTCATTGGTATTTGTAATATCTCCGCTTGAATCTCTTTTGCCAACTGTAATTGAATAACCAGAAGAATAAGCAACATTGGACCCAGATATTCCATCAAAATCTTTTGGGTCTTGATAATCATCAGAATCCGAACTTGTCCAAATTGGTCCTCTGAATCTTACAGTATTACCTGTAGATCTTTCATGACTTTTTTCATAAACATTTATGATTCCTGAACTTGCAGCAATCGTTTCAAAAGGATTAGGATCTAACATTCTAGACACTTCATTTTCTTCTCTTGCAGGTCTTGCATTTCTTAATCCATGTCCTTCTATACTATAATGTTTTGCTTCATCTTGAGGATGTCTTGGTTCATGTTCAGATTTATGAACGAAAGAACCATTCCATTCTCTAACCATTTCATTATAGGGAAATTCCATTCCACTTCTATCTGAGATCGCTTTAGCGTATTTTCCTTTTGCAAATGCCATAGTTATCCACTCGGGTAATAAGACTCCGGAGTTATATAAGTACTTGTAGCAGATCCATCTTCTGCCAAAGCCCGTTTTAATTCGTCTTCGTATAATAATTTTAATTCTTGCACTCTTTGGGGTGCATATTTTTGTGCTAAATAAAATGCTAGTCCTGATGCCATACAAGGGACAAAACGATAAGGTACATCGGTTGCATCGGTGTAAGTTCCATCAGCATCTTGAATTCTTTTGACAAAATAAATATGCATATCTTTTGAGGCATTAGAAGAATCTGCCGTTGGATAAACAGTTATAGTAGTTTTATCAATAAGTCTTTGAACAAAATATCGAGAAGGAGTTCCTTTTGATAATTTATTAGCTAAACCTGAATAGGTTGATCGATCTGTTTTTGTAAGTGTAGAATCAGCTTGGTCTGTAGCAGTTCTATCAGTTCTAAGCGTAGCTTCTAAAACGTCGGCAATACCATACGTTGAAGTTCCTGTTGTTCCACCAACAGTCACAGAAGAAGTTCCATCTCCTGTAGCTCTATAGAAAGTATATTCTGCTTGACCTTCGATTAAGTCAATATTGGTATCGCCTACTTCCCAATAGTGCAAACCTCTATTGCCCCATTCTTGAAATAATATATTTAAAGAACGTCTTGCTGTTTTTAATTGATATCCCGAAACAGATTGCAAGCCAATTCGCTCGTAAGCTTCTTCGATAATCTCATCAACAGCGAATGTCTTGTCGAACGTTACTGTTCCGGAAGTAGTATTAGCCATATGCTACCTCCTAACTATAAACTTTAATCCACTCGCAGTGTACGCTAGCTGTGTCTCCAGCACTAACAGCAGGCAACGTTAATTTAACATCCCCTGTTACTCCTGTTGCTTCAGTATTTTTTATTCCACCAATACTACTAAAGTCAAAATGTCCATCGCCATTAAGTGTTAAAAATTGAACGTCGGTATCTGCATCCCAATATAATCTTACAGCATCAACTGGTGCTGTTACTGAAACATTAAACCATACTTTATTCAATCTAACCCTGGAACAAGAAGATCCGACTGGATTTGTGTTTAACCCTGAAACATCTACAATAGTAGTTGTACCTCCACTATTATCAGAGATATTTGTGTAAGTTGTGATTAGTTTTTTGTCACCATCAAATTGTGTGACCGCTGAAACTGAATCTGCCATTTTTCCTCCTTTTCAAGGGTGGGGCCATTACACCCCACTCCCGAGTTTATTATTTATTAGCCATTATTATAATCAAAAGCTGCGCCAGTGATTTTAATAACTAATTTACCTGCTGTGTAAGCTGCTTCAGTAGCATCTCCAGTAGTCAAGTAAAGATATTTTTTAGTTAATGCTGCAAGTGTTGCTCCACCATCAGCAGAAGCATAAAAACCTAAAGTTAGGTCACCATTATTAAAAAGTTGTGTTCCACTAGTAACCGCTGCATTTTCTGCATCAGTAGCTGTCGCTGAACAATCTAGATTAATATCTGGATCTCCACCTGTTGGTACTTCTAAACATGCAAATTCTATTTCAAAAGGAATTCCATTAACTCCAGTTGTTAGTTCTGCAATGTAAGCATTAGCTGCTCCACCATCAGTACCAATAATATCATTAGCTGCTCCACCACTAGCTAATCCACCATGAAGGTCAATTAGAATAGTTGTGTAAATTAACCCACCTATTTTATTCACGAATGTATTAATTGCATCATCAGCAATTCCTGATCCATGATCATTAGGTGTTACTTTGAAAATAGTAGCTGCTGTACCTAAACTTGCATTGTTAGTACCAGTTGAAGTGCCTGCTGCTACAATGTTGTTTCCAGTACTCGCAACTTTTTCTATTTCCATACCACCAGCAGCTTTAATAACTGCATAGTCAACAAAAGCTCCAGTAGTTGTATTTTTAGTTGTTGCCTTAATGTCACCGTCTGAACGGACTGTTCCATTAAATGTTGTTGTTGCCATAATTATAATCCTCCTAGTTTGCGAACGTAGTCTCTAGGCCGTCGACTATACGCGTCTACGTTCTATTAATTGTATAGTAATTTTTTATAACTCTTTTTTAAAAAAAGAGCAAGGTATTCTGTAGTAAAAAATTGATTTTTGACAGCGCTTAAGTGGCTATCGAAACTTCGGCCTGGACTTCGTTTACCTTAGTTTGAAGTGTTTGTTCTTCAAACTCTTTGGCAATGATCTCTTTAACAATTTCCTGAATTTTTTTGTCGATATGTCCCATATGTAAAGTATATCTACCTTCCTTCAGGTGCTCCTGTTGCCATTCTAACTCCAAGGACCGTTTCGTAGTGTATAGGTCTTGTGTCATTTATAACCTCCTCATAGGTTATCCATTTACCAGTCTTACTGGTAAATCCATCTTTTTCGAACTTTACCTCATTTTTTCCTAGTTTGTCAAGGATTGAATTCTCAATACCTTGAGGGGTATCCTCACACGCAACATTAAAGTCCGCATAATAACCATAGCATCGAATTTGAATCCTGAAGTTTTTCATAGTGAATTTCTTACTGTATTGACGAAATGGGGCGGAATTGTGTCCCGCCCCATTAATTTGTTTTAGTTGCTATTACGCACCTGGTGATCCGAAGACACCACGCCAGTCAGACCAGCCGAAGCTGTATCTTTCTCTAGCTTTGTATCTAACGTTACCAGTTTCAAAATCGCCTTCCATAGCGGTTTTGATTGGTGCTCTAACAAAGTGTTTTAGTCCATTTGGTACATCTGTTTTAATGAACCATGCGTCAGTATCTGTTAAATAGTGATTAACCACATAACCTTGTGGAATCACATTCATAGATACAACAGCACTAATGTCATTATCAGCTGTTCCAGTTCTACCGACAGATTTTAATAATCTTTCAGCAGTAAATTGTAGCGCCGAAGGAACAATCATTTTTCTTCCTTGAGCCGCAATTTTTAAACCTCTTTCATCAGTCAGCGCAGCAATGTCAATCATTGCTTGCTCTAATGAAGTTTCGTTTAAGTCTGCTGCAGTAGTTAGTTCATTTTGCTCAGTACCAGCAACAATTACGTGTGCTAGTGAACAAAGTTCTAACCCATCTCCACCAGTGTATGAACTGTTAAACGCTCTATTAAGAACGTTTGCCGCTTTAACTTGTTTAGCATTAGCCATTGAACGTGCTAGTGCTTTTGTATAACGAGACGCGAGTCTGTCATACAGATTATCTTCAATCGCTTCTTCAGTGATTGAAAACGCTAAAGCAAGCGTTTCATGCGTATAACGAGCTGTAAACGTTTCTTGTGCAGCGTCATAATTGACTGCTGAACCTTCCGGTTTAACACCAGCGTTTGCGAATCCTGATAACATTACTTCTTCTTCAAAAGCTCTGTCTGAATTTTCAGTATCGAAAATAGCTGCGTGCTCGTTAGCGTAGTTTTTGTACTCCAGGCCAAATAGTGCATTTAAACCTGGCTCTAGTTCTTTAACTAGTTGTGCTCTTGATATAGCCATTATTTATACTCCTATAGTCCTGTTATTAAGTTATATTTATGTTCCCCTGTATTCGAAACTACATAGGCGTTAGAATTTGCCGCTGTTAAGTCTGAATTATCTGGATCTTTAGAAGTTCCAATTTGAGTGAACGTTCCACTACCAGTAGTTGTATAAGTACTTGTATCAATCTCTGCACTTGATTGTCCATTAATTGTACTTCCACCTGTACCTACGTGATCGTGATTCGCATGGTTGTTATTCGCAACCGTAGCGGTTCCATCGTGTTGGCCTTCAAAGATAATTTGAGGGTCTGCATAAACATTAGCAACTATGTCAGAAGCTGTAATACTTCCTGGATAGTATGCTTTCCATGTTGGTTTACTTGATGTTGGATCTGTATAGAAACAACCGTTAAACACTCCAATGTATTGGACTGCACTAACAGTGCCTAAAGTGATCTGACCACCAGCAACCGCCATGACAGGGGAACCGGTATAAATTACCTTTGTAAGACCAGAAGCAATTAAATATTCTTCTGTTCTAGGTGTTCCGCCTGATAAATGCCTTACAGCTCTAAAGCCAAAGGC